GAGAGATTTATCAATAAGATACACCAGCCTTTGCTCCTTAAAGCGTCCAAGGGTACACTTTATTATGCTTAATAAAGGAGGGTTAAAACCTATGGTTACCTGGACAGGCAACTTGCTAAAAAAAGAATGGGAAAAGTTTGACTGGCCCCTACGAAATATTGACGTTGATGGCTCGCCCATACCTGCGGCCATCTGGGTAGATATTTTACTCACCCAGTTTAACTTCACCTACAGCGGCATCGACGGTTGGCTTGAAAGCAGCGCCGATGACCCTGAATGGGATTGTGCCATCTACGCTGGGTTTAATAAAGATGGTGTTCCTTACATCGTAGCCAAAAACGTGGAGGTTAGCTAAATGGCGTTCTTATACAAAATATTAGTCGCATGGTGGTACGTTTTCGGCTTTGTGAAAAGGCTGTGTTCACCGGCGGCTTGGGTTCAAGCAAGAACAAACCCTAACATTCACCATCAAAAAGGTTATCGCATAGCAAAAGCGATGAGAATGCGCCGTAAAGAGTGGCTACAGCGGATAAAATAGTTTGTCGCTGGGAGGGCAGGGCGCTTGTTCGTTAAAGCGTCCTGCCTTACTGTTTTTATATAGCCAATAAAGGAGTAAATATCCATGTGCGAAAATAAAGTAGGTTTTCATGTACCTCGCGGTTACGATTACCGTGAAGTATTTGTTAGATGCGGCAACACCGACCCCCACGGCGGTCGGGCTATCTGCCAAGAATGCAGAAAAAACCGCCACACCATGCGCGACATTAAAAACCAGGAAGACAACATAGCCGCCGATAACGCTTGGGCTAGGTCAGCTAACTGGGGCGAGTTTTAAAATGGCCGATGCAGGTAAATTTCTCGACGACCTGCTGGGTGACTTTTTTGCAGTGCCGAAAAAGCGCAAGCAAGACCCCGGCTACGGTCGCCTGTATCGGTGGTGCAAGAAAAACAACATCACCTACACACGCGACCAAAGCTACTGGGACTTTAACCACAGCGGCATCGGTACCATCGGCATGAATGACGGTGGCTACGACCACGAAACCGTGCTGGAAGTAGCCCAGGAGCGGTTGTCCACGGGCAATCTACACTGGCCCTTTGATGAGAGACAATAGTATCTGGCCCAGCGTTCTTTTTTTATCAACTAGAGCGCTGGGCCTTTGCTCCCAAAGCCGTCCCACATTACTATTAAGCATAGCCAAACAAAAGGAATTTCCGCTATGCCAAACCATTGTGACAATTATCTAAGTGCTTGCGGGGGCACTCAAAAAACCCTAAACGCCTTCCACAAGTTTGTGGGCGAAGAAATAGATTTCAACAAAATCTTGCCTAGGCCCCAAGCCCTGCAGGACCAAGGCAACCTTTCCCTTGAAGACCGCAAAGGGCCTAACTGGTACGATTGGTCGGTTGAAAACTGGGGCACCAAATGGAATGCCTATCAGCACAGCGCAACCGAACGGGACCACGACCGTGGGGAAATAAACTACAATTTCCTAACGGCATGGGGTCCGCCCGTGCCCATAGTGCACGAACTGCAACGCCGCTTCCCCACCCTGTGCATCACCATGTATTTTAGCATAGACTGTGCGGGGGATGGCTGGGTCGACGAAACGGGCAAGGAGGTTTACGCCGAACCCAAGCAGGAAAACGGTCGCCTTATTTCAGGGTAAAAGCCAATAGAAAGGGCAAACCAATGAGACCACAGTTTCTAAAAGAAACCCCCATAATTGATAATCTCAAAAAAGCCGCAGTCATTATCGGCGGTGGCTTCTTGATGGGGGTATTCATGTGGCTGGTCATATTCACGCTAATGGCCGCATGACCCGTAACTAATTTATCGGGGGAGGGCTGGGTGCTTGCTCGTAAAAGCATCCAGCCTTACACTTTTTTATTACCAACCAAAAGGAAGTTAGCATGAAAACCCAAACCAAATTCCATAAAATGTTCCCAAGCCAAGGGCAATTCGCTGTAATGGCTTACAACGAAGATACTGGGGAATACCGTGTGCTCGGCACCGTGTACAACGACCCACAAGACAAGCCCCAGCCAGAGTACCCAGTTACTCCAGCCACACAGCCAATCGCTGTTACCACTAACGCCCCAGACGGCACCAACGGAAATGCAGCCGCCGCTGCTCTTGCACTGGTGCAGGACCACCCCGCACTGCCAGAGGGGCCATGGCAAGTGGAACTTTATGCTATGGAGGGCTGGTTCACCGCACCGTAACTAATTTATCGGTAGACCAACAAGGGGTGGCTCGTAAAACAGTCACCCCTTACCATTAGGTATAGCCAAATAAAAGGAGTTAAACCAATGTCAACACGCTGCAATATCCTACTTACCGATGCAACCGGAGCCAAAATGTGGTTCTACAGGCACTACGACGGCTACCCCGAAACCGTAATGCCCGACCTAAAACGCTTCATGGGCTGGGTCAAAAACGGTCACCTGCGCGACAACGCTAATCAAGCAGGGGGCTGGATTATCGTTATGGGCCTGCCGCCACTGGACGGGCTCACCGGGGTGCTAACACCCGAAATACCACGCAACGACCCACACAGCACATGGAAAGTGGGCCACTACGAACCAACAACAGAACAACACGGCGATATCAACTGGCTGTACACCCTGGACCTAGCAGCCAAAACCATCACAAAAGAAGAGGTGTCGTAAAACCTAAAGCCCAGAAAACCGCCAATGTGTCCAAAATACACGGCCCTATAGTCATCTCGAGTAGGAATGGAATAAATAAAAGCAAATAGTTGAAAAATGCTAATAGGTCTAATAGGTTTGGATATAGGCTAATGGTGTCAAGGTGTTATACCCTATTAGGGAGTTATTGTTTCATTATTGCTTCTAATAGCATCAATAGGTCTAAATGACGATTTCAGGAGTTCTACTTTTTCTGTATTCTTCGAACGATCTGAGCTAACTTTAGGGTAGAACGCAAAGCATAAAGAGGGAACAATGAGCGGAGCGAAAAACAGCTATGCCGGGAAGGTCAAACCCCGCAAGCCCGACGCGGAACAAATAGAACACCGGTCTAACCATGACGACCTAGGTATTCTAAGACAAAAGCTAACCGACAAACAGCGCACATTCGTATACGAGTATGTAGTCAATCAAGTAAGCGGCACAGAAGCCGCAAGGCGAGCTGGCTACAAACATCCAAACGTGCGAGCCGCAGAACTGCTACACGACAAGCCATACGTCGCCGATAGGATTAAACAGTTCAGGCTAGAGTTGCAGCGCAAGTATGAAGTCACCTACGAAAACCACGTAGAACAACTGGCCAAGCTGCGTGACGTAGCCCTGCAGAACGGGGCGTATTCCGCAGCCGTAAACGCAGAAAAAGCACGGGGTCAAGTGGGTGGTCTTTACGTCGATCGTAAGGAGATTTTGATAGGCCGCATAGACTCAATGAACAGGGAAGACGTGGTACGTCGGCTGCAAGAAATACACCATCAGTACAGGCCAATCCTTGATGTGACACCTGTTGAGGAGCTAGACAATGAAGGAAGCAGATCTTTGGAGAAAATTACGTGATGGTACGTCGTCACTAAATATTCACTGGATTCGTTTAGAATCATGGGCTTCGCCGGGAATACCTGACGTCAATGGTTTTTATGACTCGTATGATCTTTGGATAGAACTGAAGGTTATTAGAAGTAGCACAATCAAGATCCGACCACACCAGATATCCTGGCATTATAGTCGTCATCGTGCAGGGGGGTCGTCATTTATATTGATCGGGGATCCCCGGAGGCGGGTAATGAATCTTTACACAGGGGCCGTGATCCGGGAGTTGACGGTCCCGTCGTCGGTTTCGTCAATCCCGCTGCTCTGGTCAAGTCCGTTCAAGGACTGCGACTGGCGATCTCTGATCGTGGCTATGTGTTCGGTGATCGAGGATCGCAGATCTGAGTCCAAGGACCATGACCACATGGATAAAAAAGAAGTTGCTTAGAGGGTAGCGCCATGTTAAGCTTCGAATAGTTACCCCACTAGGGGTGATGGCCATTATACAGGAGAAAGCAAATGGCACAGTCAAAGGTTAAGTTGGTCGAATTACAGGGTTCCGGCAATGCTAAGGAGCCAGTTGGCAAGGCGGATTTGTTTGCCTTTTTGACAGCGAACCCTAAAGCGGGAATCGCATTAACGGGCAGCGCGACGCCGCTTACCCGTGACCATGGCAAGCGCGCCACCATCTTTGGTATCATGGCAGCGTGGGAAGCCACGGCTATAGAGTTTGCCCGTGACCCCAAGGTAGTCAAAACGCTGGGCGGCGGCATGGGCGACTTGCTTATCGGCCTAAACGGCAGCAAGAAAAACGGCTTTGCGTCGTACATTAAACTGGTCGCCTAAGGCTGGTTCCAAGGGGCGGGGTGCTTCGGCGCTCCGCTCTTTTTTGTGCGCTGCAGTCCGTCGTCGTCGTCGTCAACTTGATCTAGGATCTCGGATCCCCCTCCCACCACACCCACTCCCATAACCACTCCCACACCAATCATAATCCGGGGTTAGGTCAAAAAAAGGGCCACGGCAGAAACACCGTGGCCCCGAGTCACCCCACCTAATCTTGGAACTGAGAAAGCCCCCATTCTTGGGCTTGGTTTTCTAGGGCTTCGTTAATATCGTGCTGGGCCTGTTCGGTAAGCAGGCCCCAGTAATCGGTAAGCGGGTCGGCGCTAAAGTATTCGCCGGGGCTACCAAAGTTTTCTTTGTGTAGCTGCTTCATGCGCGGCACAACTACGTTCCACAACTCACCGTAGGCAAGTTTGGAAAGGCCGGGGGTGCATTCTGCAACGGCATCTGCATTTTGGTCTGCTAACGTGTGGGGTTTAATTTTCATGGGGCTAGTCCTCTGCAAGTATTGGTAGGTTTTCTAGGGCAACGGTTGTCACCCAATTTGTAAGCTGCGCGGGTGCATCAACGTGTACTTCGCACACTTTAATCATGCATGTGTTGTTGTGTATAATCGGGTGTATGTCGTAGCGCACGTTGTCTTTTTCTATGCTTACGCAGTTGTCGTAGTAGTTAACGCTTACGGGGGGTTTTCCTTTTGGTAGGGTCATAACAGCATCCTCCTTTGTTTGGCTGTTAGCCTAGTATACCGTGGCTGGCCGTCGTCAACCATTATCCTTTTATCGTTGTAGTCGTCGTCGTCGTCGTCGTCGTCGTCGTCGTCGTCGTCGTCAGCTCAATCAATTCTGTCCAGGGTGTGTATGCTCCTGCGCTCCCGCGCTCCTGCGGCGTGGCGCAGAATCCGCGCGCCCCGTATGCGCGGCGAGGGGCGGCAAAAAGAAGCCATGCGCGCAGAACATAGCTGCCATGCAAGAAACGCATAGCTACCAGCCATGCGCGTGACGCATACCTGCCATGCGCGTGGTGCATGGCTAACATAAGCACATGCTTATGTGTAGCGGGTGTGGCCAAATGGCAACGGGTGCCAACAAAATGCGCCCCATGGTGTTTTACAGCTTGGCATGCCAACCTATACCCTTATAATGGGGGGCAGCGGCGCAGGCAAAACGCCAAGGCCGCTTTTAAAAGGTAAAAAACAACATGGCTAACACAGCTAAAAAACTAACACCCGCACCCGCACCCGCCCAAACGTTTGCGCTGGCCGACATGGTAGCGGCCATGCAAACATGGCATACGGCCAACCCAACCCATACCTTGGGCAAAAGTAGCACCCACCTAAACGGCCCCCGCTACGCTAATTGTGGCAACGTGCCATTGTTAGGTGGGCAAGTGTTGCAAGAGTGGGTAGCGGCCAACGGTGGCGCGGCGGTTACCTTTAAGGCCACTGGCAACATGGCCACGTTTGGTGCGGCCAGCACCGGTGCACGCGCCTTGGCGCAAGCGGCGTTTGGTAGCCCAAGCAAGGCGGGTTTTACTAACGCCCCATACTTAACATGGTGCAAGGCGCAAGGTGTTAGCCCCGTGTTGCTGCAAAGTGTACGCGCGTACCTTGGCCCAAAAGGTGCCAAACTGGGCACGCCTTGGGCCGAAATAGTAGCGGCAATTTACCACAGCAACTGCGCCACTATTGAGTTGGTAGCGGCCAAGTAAACCTAAACCCAGGCGGGTGCCACGTTGGCACCCGCCGCAACTTTAAGGCCAATAACATGCAAACCTATAACCAAATTAAACCCTGGCACCGCATAAACTTGGTGCGCGCCACGTGGCAACGTAGCACCGCGCTATGGCCGTGCCATGGCCGCGCCACTGTGCTGCCTAAAGTGTGGCAGCCAATTGTGGCGCAATGGGTGCCGTACAATATGCCGTACCTGTTAACGCATGCGCCCCGTGGCTTAACCGCACCGCGTACCTTGCGGCTGGCCGTGCGCTTGGCGCGCGCCTTTGGCCGCAACCCGCGCAACCTATTGTTGGCGCTGTACCATGTGCCGCAATGGGTGCCGTACCCTGTGCACCAATGGTACACGTACGCGCTGCCGTACCGGCTGTACCCAACCGGGTACATGTACTTGTAGCAGCAACCGGGCGCGCCGTGCGCGTGCCCAACCGCTACCAAGTAACCACCAAGTAATGGGTAGCGCCAATACTTGGCCAATACTTGGCAAGTAACCACCAAGTAAAGGTACTAACTATTACTTGGCCATTACTTGCCCGTTACTTTAGGGGGTAACCCCCCCATAGCGGCGCGGCGCGCCCACCCACCCT